ACTCACGTGGTGAAATTAAATTAAGTCAATTACAAGGTGCAATTCAAGACAGACGTATAAAAGCTGCTGAGGAACAAGCTAACCAAGGCGGAAATGTTGAAAAAGGTGGCGGCATTAGTAAAGACGCCGAGAAGATGGTATTACAATCAGCAATGCGTGGACAAGAAGCAATGATTAGAGCTGCTGCAAAAGTTCAGTCTGATGTTACATCAAGAATTTATAAAGAATATATGGGACCGTTGTTTAAGAATTTAACAGAAAAAGCTATGTCTCCTGATTTTAATCTTATTGATCCTATAGCAGATAAAGCTATGAAAGGTTTAGATGCAGCTAAGAAATTTGCAACAACAGGAGTAGCACCTGATGTAGATCCAGCAGTAGTAGAGGATAGTAAGAATCGTGCTGATGCAGCTTTAATAAGAGGTCAAAATACTGACGCATTAACCAAATTAAAAGGAGAGATTGTAACCTTATCAGGTGAAACAAATAGATCTGCAGAGCAAACAAGACAACTTGTAGAAGCTATTAATAAAGTTAGAGAACTTACACCAGGTAGTAAAACTGAAATAAAATCAAATAAATCATCAGGTACAGCAGATCCACAAGGCCCTGGAGTTGGAAAAGAAGGTAATTTACCAGAACGTAATAAAGGAACTCCGGGATTAGGAGATGCTTTAGGAGGATTTAAGACTTTTGCAGCCTCAACAGAAAATTTTGGAAAACAAACACTAGCACTATTACACGGCAACGAACTTGTAATGACCAAAGCACAAGCTGCAGAATTAGATGCTGGAATAATGGCACTAACATCATCAGCACACTCAACATTTGCCAATGTAATGAAGACTATTCAACAACCAAGCACATCACGAATAGAAGGTGGCCGAGAAGTAGCAATGCTTGGTAATGCTGGAACCGAAATGAGCCAAGCAAACATACAAGGAGCGGTAAATACGTTACGTAGTCCTGATACTCAGGCTAGTGCTGGAGCAAATATGGAATCGATGAAACCAATGATGGAAGAAATAAAAACATCAATGATGGCACAAGCTGAAGCAATGAAAACTGCCTTACCAGCTGATATGTTTGAAAAAATGTCTACTGCAATGGAAAGAACTGCTTCTGGTATAGGAAGTCAGTTAATGGAACAAAAAAATATGACTAAGGTTACAAAGAATTTGGGCAATATGGGTAATGTGTTTAGTCGAGGAGGCTTAAACATATGAGTTGGAAAAAATACTTTACACCTGTAGAAACTAGAGATAATATGACCGGAAGTTATTCACCTTTTTCAAATGGTAGCGGATCGCAAGCCGGTCCAGCTAGAACAAATTATAGTTCATACTTACCAGATGTATACGTAGGTAGTCCTAATCGTGTTGAGCGATACGGACAATATAATACTATGGACAACGACTCTGAAGTTAATGCAGCTTTAGATATCTTAGCTGAGTTTTGTTCTCAATCAAATACTGAAAATGCAACTAACTTTAAATTTGAATTTAACAAAAGTGCAACTAATAGCGAAGTTAATATTTTAGGTCAGTATCTTAGACAATGGAGTAATTTACAAAATTTTAGTACTCGTATGTTTAGAATTGTTCGTAACGTTTTTAAATACGGAGATCAAATTTTTATTAGAGATCCCGAAACAAAGAAACTTTTTCATATTGATCCGGCAAAATTAATTAGGATCATTGTTAACGAATCAGAAGGCAAAACTCCTGAACAATATATTGTACGTGATATGAATCTTAATTTTAGAGATATGGTTGCGACTACTCCTCATATTACAAACGGAAATATTACTGGAGGCGGTAGCGGATATCAAAGCGGTGGCGTAAGAGGAATGGTAGGTAATGCTCCTCAACAAGCAGGAAGTAGATATCAACAAGGCGAAGGTGAAGTAGCTATAAACGCTGAACATATTGTTCATTTAAGTTTATCAGAAGGATTAGATAATAACTTTCCTTTTGGTAACAGTTTATTAGAAGGTATATTTAAAGTATACAAACAAAAAGAATTATTAGAAGATGCTATTATCATTTATCGTGTACAACGTGCGCCTGAACGTAGAGTGTTTTATGTTGACGTAGGTAACATGCCAACACACCTTGCTATGCAATTTGTTGAAAGAGTTAAAACAGAAATACACCAAAGAAGAATTCCAAGTGCAACTGGCGGAGGATCAAATGTTATTGATAGTAGTTATAATCCATTATCAATTAATGAAGATTACTTTTTCCCACAAACAGCAGAAGGTCGTGGATCAAAAGTTGAAACATTACCAGGCGGAACCAACCTAGGAGAAATTGATGACCTTAGATATTTTACTAATAAGCTCGTACGTGGTTTACGAATCCCTAGCAGTTACTTGCCAACTGGAGCGGACGATGCTACTAGTTCATACAATGACGGAAGAGTTGGTACAGCATACATACAAGAATTAAGATTTAACAAATATTGTGAAAGACTACAAGGACTTATAACACAAGCATTTGATAATGAGTTTAAAAGATTTTTATTAGAAAAAGGTGTAAACATTGATACTTCAATGTTTGATCTTAAATTTCAACCACCACAAAACTTTGCAAGTTACAGACAAGCAGAACTTGATAACGCTCGTGTTCCAACGTTTACACAAATGAGTGCTATACCTTACATGTCTAATAGATTTGCATTAGAAAGATTTTTAGGATTTAGTAAAGAAGAAATTGCAGAAAACGAAAGATTATGGAGAGAAGAAAACGACGAAAACTTAACACCTCCTCCAGGAGATGCTTCAGGAGAAATGAGAAGTGTTGGAATTAGTAGTGCAGGTATTAGTGCTGACATAGCCGGCGCAGAAGATATACTTGACGATACAGTAGCACCAGAAGATGGCGGAGCAGGAACACCACCAGAAACAGTAACAGGAGAAACACCAGGCGGCGCACCTCCCCCGGGAACAGACCAAACGGTATAAATACTAGCATGATACTACGTGAATTATTTTATTTCGATAAAGACACACTTGATACTGTTCAAGACGATTCTTATGAACCACAGTACGACCAATCTGTAGTCAACGCTAATGATACTAGAAAAACAAAACTTACTTTAGCACAAATTAACAGAGCAAGAAAAGGCTCTGAAACACATAAAAAAGAAAAAAGTAAAGAGTTAGATATCACTAGACAAATGTACGGACTTGCAGCTCAGGCGGCAGCAGCTGGTGTCTAAGTTAAATGACAAAACCAAATAAAGCTGACTACACAAAAGAGCAATGGCGAAAACTTAAAGAAAAAATTAAATTAGAAAAAGCAGCAAAACGTGCAGCAAAAGCTAATAAAATCCCTCCTCGCATACCAATAAAAAATTTAGATAATAACATAACATCGTTTGTTTTAGGTAACGGACTAAGCAGGACTCTTGTTGATTTAAATGCAATTAAAGAATATGGTAAAGTATATGGGTGTAATGCATTATATCGTGAATATGATCCTGACTATCTAATTGCTGTTGATGTTAAAATGGTATTAGAATTAAACAAAAACAAATATCAATTTCGTAACGACCAGGTATGGACCAATCCTAATAAAGCATATAATAGTATGTCAAACTTTAAATTTTTTCAACCTAGTAAAGGCTGGAGTAGCGGTCCTACAGCATTATGGTTAGCAAGTCAGCATGGACCTAAGCAAATCTTTATACTTGGGTTTGATTATACCGGCAAAGAGGGCGGAAATCACTTTAACAACATATATGCAGACACAGATAACTATAAAAAATCTATAGATGGAGCCACTTATCATGGTAATTGGCTTAAACAAACAGCAACAACTATCAAAGAACATCCACGTATTAACTACACTAGAGTTATAGCTAAAGATAATTATTGTCCAGAAGAACTAAATATTTTGAACAATTATAATACAATGGACGTTGAACATTTTTTAAAGATTTTCTCAATCTAACAAAAAATCTTAAAAAACTCCGTTTTGAGCCTATTTTCAGGTATATTTTCTTATAAATAGTAAATACAAATGACAGCCTTACCGTGCATATGGTAAACAATTATACTTATAGGAGAATAAAATGGCAGATTCAAAACAATTCGAAGAAATGCTAGAATGCCTAGTTAATGAAGACAAGGTAAAAGCAGAAGAACTTTTCCACAATATAGTGGTAGAGAAATCCAGAGAAATTTATGAAAATCTTTTAGAGGACGATTTAGATGATGAAGAAGTTGATGAAACATCAGATGAAGAAGTTGACGAAGCATCAGATGATGAAGAAGTTGATGAAACATCAGATGAAGAAGTTGACGAAGCATCTAAAGACGATGATCTAGAAGAAGACTTTAACTTAGACGAGTTTGAAGTTGAAGGCGAAGACGACATGGATATGGATGCAGGCGATCCTGCAGACGATATGATGTCTGATATTGCTGATATGGGCGATGAAGAAGGCGAAGACGGAGACGAGCCAGAAGGTGATGTTGAAGAAAGAGTCGGCGACTTAGAAGACGCTCTTGATGAACTTAAAGCAGAATTTGAAGATATGATGGCAGGCGATGAAGGCGACGAAGACGACGCTGAAATGCCAGCTGATGATGACATGGATATGGATTCAGACGATGAAGAAGGCGACGAAGAAATGCCAGAAGCATCAGATGAAGAAGTAGACGAAACATCAGATGACGAGGTTGAGGAAGGTTCTAAAGAAGAACTATCTCCAACAGAGCAGATGCGTGAATATGTTGAAAAAATTACACCAAAAATGGGTGACAACGGTGCAAACACTAAGTCAACTGTTGCAGGTGCAAACAACATGGGCGGAGATGCTTCAAACTTAGTACAAGGCGCTGACGAAAAAGGCATGAAAGCCGCAGGTCCAAAAGACATTGCAAGTGGTAACGTAAATGTACCAGGCGGAAAAGCTTCTAAGTCAATGAGTTCGAATACTAAAGGCCATGGCGCAGAGAAAAAAGGCGCAGGCGACACAGCTGCTAATAAAAAAAGTACTATTGGTAGTTAATTAATATAAGGGAATTTGATGTTAAACTTACGTGAGACACTGACATTCGACGAAGCGAAGATAGTCGTTGAGTCTGCCAATGAAGGGAAAGACCTGTATATGAAAGGTATTTGTATACAAGGTGGTGTGCGTAATGCAAACCAGCGTGTTTATCCTGTAAGAGAAATTGGTAGGGCTGTCAAAACTCTCAACGATCAATGTTCAGGAGGATATAGTGTTCTTGGCGAGGTTGATCATCCAGAAGGACTTAATATTAATCTAGATCGTGTAAGCCATATGATCACAGAAATGTGGATGGAAGGCGATAACGGTTACGGAAAACTTAAAATTTTACCAACTCCTATGGGAATACTAGTTAAAACAATGCTTGAAAGTGATGTTAAACTTGGTGTTTCTAGTAGGGGCTCTGGTAACGTATCAGAAAGTGGAAACGGAGAAGTTTCCGACTTTGAAATTATCACTGTGGACGTTGTGGCTCAGCCAAGCGCCCCTGGTGCATATCCAACTCCAATTTATGAACAACTTATGAATGCAAGAGGTGGAATGAAGGCTTATCAATTAGCACAGGCAACAAAAGAAGATCCAAAGGCACAAAAATATTTAAAAGAATCTCTGATTAATATAATCAGTAGACTCCAATAAAAGGAGATAAAAAACATGTTGGATGCACTAAAAACACTTTTCGAAAACGACGTTGTTTCGGATGAAGTGCGTACTCAAATTGAAGAGGCGTGGGAAAGCAAGATTAAAGAAAACAAACTTGCTGTAACCGCTGAACTCCGTGAAGAATTCGCTCAGAAATATGAACACGATAAATCAACTATGGTTGAAGCTATTGATAGTTTAGTTACTGAGAGATTAAATGCTGAAGTAGCTGAATTTACAGAAGATCGTAAACAGCTTTCAGAAGCAAAAGCAAAATATGCAGTAGCAATGCGTGAAAACGCAGGTTTACTAAAAGGTTTTGTGATGGAAGCACTTAAGAAAGAAGTTTCCGAACTCCACGAAGAACAGAAAGCAATGGCATCTAACTTTTCTAAATTAGAAGAGTTCGTAGTTGACGCACTAGCCAACGAAATATCTGAGTTCTACGAAGATAAAAAAGACTTAGCTGAAACAAAAGTTAAACTTGTAAAAGAAGCTAAGAAACACTTGGCCAAAGTTAAAGAAAACTTTGTACAAAGAAGTGCAAAAGCAGTTTCTTCAACAGTTGATAAGGCACTACGTAGTGAAATTACTCAACTTAAAGAAGATATTGACGGAGCACGTAAAAACGACTTTGGGCGTAAATTGTTTGAAGCATTTGCAAATGAATATCAAGGAAGCTATTTGAATGAAAAATCAGAAACTTCTAAGTTATTAAAAGTTGTTGATGTTAAAGACAAGCAGTTAGCTGAAGCAAAAGCATTTGCTGTTAAAGCAAAGAAAGTTGTTGAAGCACAACAAGCTGATAAGAAACAGCTTATTGAATCTGCACAGCGTAAAGAAATCATGCATAGTTTGGTTGCACCATTAAGCAATCAGCAGCAAGAAATTATGAAAGACTTACTGGAATCAGTTCAAACAAACAGATTAGAATCTCAGTTTGAAAAATATTTACCGACAGTTATTGACGGCGAAGCACCAGAGAAAGCTAAAAAGGCGAAACTTACAGAAGGCAAAGAAATTACAGGCAATAGAGAAACAGTTCAAACTAGTAAAACAGTAGACGATAATGTCGTTGACATTAGACGTTTAGCTGGAATTTAATAAGGAGATATAATATGTCAGAACTACTAGAAAGTCGCTGGCAGGAGACCAAAGGTGCTCTTCTTGAAGGCTTAAATGGCAACAAGAAGGCAGTTATGGCAAGTACACTTGAGAACACTCGTAGGTATTTGTCAGAGGCCGCAGGCACTGGTGCAACTTCCGCCGGTAATATCGCAACACTTAACCGTGTTATTCTTCCAGTCATCAGACGTGTGATGCCAACCGTTATTGCTAACGATTTGGTAGGCGTACAGCCGATGACAGGACCAGTGGGTCAGATCCACACACTTCGCGTTCGTTATGCTGAAAGCAACGACAACGCAACAGCAGGTGAAGAGGCTCTTAGCCCTTTCAAAATTGCAACTGCATACTCAGGTACGGGTACAGATCCGGCCGGTGTTGCTGATGCAACTGCAACCAAAGAAGGTGACGCTGGACGTAAAATGTCCATCCAAATCTTAAAGCAAACTGTAGAAGCAAAATCCAGAAAGCTATCAGCTCGCTGGACGTTTGAATCTGCACAAGACGCACAGTCAATGCATGGTATTGATGTTGAAGCAGAAATTATGGCTGCTTTAGCTCAAGAAATTACCGCTGAAATTGATCAAGAGATCATTCAGAGCTTGACTGCACTATCTGGAACAGCTGCTCAAACTTATGACCAGACAGCTGTATCTGGTACTGCTACTTTTGTTGGTGACGAGCATGCTGCTTTAGCTGTTCAAATTAACAGAGTATCAAACTTAATCGCACAACGTACAAGACGTGGTGCAGGTAACTGGGCTGTTGTATCGCCATTAGCGTTAACAATCCTACAATCTGCAACAACTTCTGCGTTTGCACGTACTACTGAAGGTACTTTTGAAGCTCCAACAAACACTAAAATGGTTGGTACTTTGAACGGTGCAATGAAAGTATACGTCAACACTTACGCAGCAGATACTGCTCCTGTACTTGTTGGATACAAAGGTACTAGTGAATCAGATGCGGCAGCGTTTTATTGCCCATACATTCCGCTAATGTCAAGTGGCGTTGTGTTAGATCCAACATCATTCGAGCCAGTCGTGAGCTTCATGACTAGATACGGATATGTTGAGCTAAACAACTCAGCGTCATCGCTTGGTAACGCGGCTGATTACTTGGCTAATGTTGCTATCTCAGCAGGCGTAACATTTAGCTAATAGCTAATAGTTTACAAAACTAATTAAAATAGGCGCTACGGCGCCTATTTTTTTGATTAACTTTCCTTAACTCTCTTTTAATGATAAATACTTGTGTCATAAATCGTGTCACTGAATGTGGACTTATGCAGAATTGACCCACTGCGTATTACATAAAACGTAAAAGGAGAAAACAAATGGGAAGACCAATTAATAAAAGGTTTTTTGGCGCAACAGGCGACAACACTCAACCAACAATAGCAATTAGATATCATGATGGTTCAGCTACAAGAGAAGGATTTATTCTTTCTCAAAGAGGTACTAACAAATTTAATTGTGATAGTGCTGCAGGCACAGCAACAATTTGCAGACTAGTAAATGAAATTGCACCTAATGCAGTTAACGAATGTTCTTTAGTAGGTATTACACCTGGAGGTGGAGCAATTATTCTAAAGAAAATGTTCAACAGAACAGCAGTTGACTTTAACGGCAATCGTTACAAGTGGGCTGTAGAAGATGACTCAACAGAATCGTTGATTAGATTAACAGCTATCTAAATTATATAGGGGGAGAAATCCCCCTATAATATATAGGGATTAAGAATGTCAAAGTATTTAAGAATAGGAAATGGTGATTATAATATCGTTACAAAAGAAGGTGGCGAAATCACATTAGATACAACTGATGGAAATTTAAACGGCGCCGGCAAAGTTATTATTACCGGTGGATTAGAAGTTCAAGGCGATAGCACAACTTATAATTCAACAGTAGTTGCTATAGCAGATAATATTCTTGTACTTTCTAAAGATAATATTGCTTCAGGAATTCCTGCAGCACTTAATTATAGAAGTGGTATAGAAATTGAAAGAGGATCTCAAGCCAATGCATTTATGGTATATGATGAACAACTTTCTTGGACACTTGGAGGAACATCAGGAACAGGAACATGGACTTTTGAACAAGGTTCAAATACAGTACCTATTAAAGCAACGGGTATGTTTTCAGATGCTAACTTATATTTAAATCCAGGCACAGGCGTACTATCTGTTACAAACACAACTAATTATGAACAACGAGTTTTTACATACGGCGGCGGGTTAGTAACAGGCGGAGCTATTGATGATGATATTATACCAAATGCAAAAGGTGTTATAGATTATGTAACATATGCGTTATCGTCAGGAAGTGTCCCGTCAAGATTACAAGAATCAGACACAGCAATTGAAGCACACGACTTTGCTATAACTGGTAATGATAGTAAATTACAGTTTGACATAAACGGAACTACAACAGCTAATTTATTTGCAGATAGACTTGAAGCATTTGACATAATGATTCAAAATAACGAGATTACAACATCTGCTAGTAATACTGATTTAGTTTTAGGTTCTCCAGGAACTGGCTCTGTCAAAGTAAAAGATACATTAGAAATAACAGAAACACCAGGCGAGAACGATGTTGCTACAGATCCTTCAGCGCCATCGGAAGGTATAAAACTTTATTCTAAAACAATGTCAAATGGTGGTACGGGCTTATTTTTCATTAATAAAAGTAATAAGCAAGACGAATTGATAAGTAAGAATAAAGCACTAGTGTTTAGTATGGTGTTCTAAAAGGAAACAAAAATGGCAATTACAAACAATCAATTAACATTAACACAGCTAGATGCAATAACAGTTCCGGCATCAAAGCAATATGCAATTACAAATATATTAGTTTGTAATACATATAGCCCAAGCGGAGGAAGTGCGGCTACTAGAGGCGCAAATTTTACAATGCATTTAATTCCATCAGGTAGTGCATTAAACAATAGTGTAACAACCGTTGTTAAAGAACTTACTTTACCTGCAGGCGAAACATTTACATTTGATTCAGAAAGATTTATTATGGAAGCAGGAGACAAACTTAGCTTTACAGCATCTCCTGATCAAGGATCTGGTAATACAGATTTAGCGGTTACTGTAAGTTATATGGAAGTATAAGATGCGTTTATTAAAAGGACAAAATACTAATGCACGTAATATATACGGTAGAGGCGTACAAGTTGATACATTAGATCAAGTAATTGCTGATAGTACTAACTCTTTACGTGTTCCGTATGGTACAACTGCACAACGTCCTACAACACCTGCTAACGGACAAATTAGATATAATTCTACAAATAATCAATTTGAAGGATACGAAAATTCAGCATGGAGAAACTTAAGATATGCTGAACCTTTTCCGGCTGGAATTGTTCAGCAAAGTTTAGGTAACGGAGATGCAACTGCGGTATGCTTTGGGCCATTAGCATCAGGAGATGCTAGTCAACCTGCACCAGCAGCAGCACAAAATGTTTTAGTATTAGTAGAAAATGTATTTCAGTTAGCAACAACTAACTATACACTAGTACAAAATCCAACAGCTGCTACAGGAAGCGGATCAGAAGTTACAGCTGGTTCATTTAGTGTAAGCACAGAATATAAAATTGTAACAGTTGGCACTACAGACTTTACTGCTATTGGAGCAAGTGCTAATACTGTTGATGTTGTATTTACAGCTACAGGAGTTGGTACCGGAAACGGAACAGCAAGAGCAACAGGATACTACTTAGTATTTACATCTGCACCAGATGCAGCAAAACCAGTAACAGCCATACATAACTTCGACAAGTAAACCTATAAATACTGTATAGGAGATACAGTATGGCATTAGGTAGAATATCGGGACCTCTTTTAAATGAAAATTTAACAAGAAACGGAGTTGATTTAGACTTCCGTAATGCAGCATCTGATGTGCCATTGATATTTTTTGATGTAAATGGAAACAGACTTGGTGTTAACAAAGATGCTCCTGCTACAGACTTAGATGTTATAGGTAGTACAATAAAAACTACAGATTTACAATCACCATCAACATCGACTCAAATTGCAAACTATACATTTAACGGTTCAAACTTAAACGTATCTACAGGAAATATTTTATTTAATGCTGCAGAAGCTATAGTTGTATCAACTATAGAAACAGATAATATTAGAATTACTGACAACACTATCTCAACATTTAATAGTAATGCAGACTTTGATCTAACTCCAAACGGTACAGGAATTGTTGAAGTATATTCAGATATGAAAGTCTTTGGTAATTTAGATACTCCACAAACTATAACAATGGGTGGTAACATTACTATAGGCGATGATAGTAACGATACTATTGACTTTAATACTGAATTTACAAGCGATCTAACACCAGATGTAACTGATGTTTCTAACTTAGGAAACACAGTGAATAAATGGAATAGCATAAAAACTTTTAAATTAAACGGAGCAAAGTTAGATATACCTAATTTAAAAATTGAAACTAATTATATAACAACACAGATTTCTAATTCTAATTTAGATTTATTTGGAAATGCTAGTGGAAACGTATTATTAGAAGATTTAGCATTTGAAAATAATACTATAAGTTCAACAACAGATATTGAAGTAAGCAGAGATACTACTATAGACACTACTGCTGCAATGAAGATTCCAACAGGGACAACAGCACAAAGGACTAGTTTAAACGCTGGTATAAGATTCAATACTGATACAACAAACTTTGAAGGATATTATAACGGCAATACTATATTTGGCGGAGTATACTCAGATAATGCATTAACTAACATAGTTGCACATCCTACAAACGACACTATTGGAATTACTGTAAACAACGTAAGTGTTAGTACTGTAAACTCGTCAGGAATAACTTTACATGGATTACAAGTTGATGATATTAACATTGACGGAAACGTTATTAGTACATCTACAGATACAGATTTAATACTTGCTCCTGCCGGCACAGGCGCTAGTAAAGCAGTTAAAATTGATAACATATCAATTGGCGAAACAGTTGGAACTCAACAAATTAAAAGTGATACAAATACAATAGAATTTGCAGTAACAGGGTACGGAGCAAATAAATTTCAAGGATCATATGCAGTAACAATTCCTATAGGAGATATAGCTGCAAGACCTGTATCTCCACAATTAGGAGATACTAGATGGAATACTGAAAGTAGTTTATTAGAAACATATAATGGTAGTTCTTACATAAGTGCTGCTGGTTCTGGAGGTGTTGTAACCAGAGCAGAATATGATGATATTTTACTTCAATACACAATACTACTAGGTTAATAATCCAATAAAACGATAAATATTATTAATAAAGCATGACCAATGTTTTATTAACAAACCGTGGTTAACCAGCGATTGGGAAGGTCAAAATAGGTTAGAGGCACACAATGATGCCCGTATTGAGGAGAAAAGATGGCTGTTGGTCGCATATCCGGTCCGCTCTTAAAGTCGAATTTAGTTCGTAATGGAATTGATTTAGCTTTTGAGACGAACCTTTTATATCTAGATGTTAATAATTCTCGTCTTGGAGTAAAGACAAGTTCACCTCAATATGAATTAGATGTAAACGGAACAACAAAAACAACAAATTTAGTTGCTACTACAGCAACATTATCAAACATATCTTTTGCTAATAATACAATTAGTACATCAGAAAATTACTTAAACTTAGGTACATTAGATGATGTAATATATCAAAATAAATTATCAATTGATTCTATTGATATTGAAGGTAATAGTATACGAACAAACGATTCTAATGCTAATTTAGAATTTCGCCCTAACGGTACAGGTGTAGTTAACATACATTCAAATTTAAATGTTGACGGAAGTGTACACGTAACAGGAAACATAACAGCAGACGGCAATATTACGCTAGGAGATGCTGATACAGATTCAATCACCATTAATTCAGAAATAGCTAGTGACTTAATTCCTGATGTAACTGATTTTTATAATTTAGGAAGTTCTGCTAAAAGATGGAACAATTCTTGGATTAATAATATAGACGCAACAGAAGGAAATTTTGGTGATGTACAAATTAGAGATAATTTTATTACAAGTACAGCATCTAATGCAAACTTAGAATTAAGAGCAAACGGAACAGGGTCAATTGTAGTTGATTCTATCAGTATTAACGGAAGTACAATATCTTCAAGTGTTGACTTAACATTACAACCAGGAACTGCAAAAGATATTAACTTTAGTTCAACAGGAGCGTTAAAATTACCATCAGGTACAACTGCCCAAAGACCTACAGCGGCTGCAGGAAAAACAAGATATAATACAGACTTAAATACCTTCGAAGGATATGACGGATCTAATTGGACTGTATTAAACGGTGTACAAGACTTAGACGGTAATACAAAAATTACAGCAGAATTAACCCCAGGTGCAAACGATAACATTATAAGATTTAACGTTGCTGGAGCAACAGTAGTAGATGTAAATAGCACTAGACTAAATGCTCCACAAATAACTGTTGACAATATTACAATAGATGGCAATACTGTTACATCAGCTACAAATACAAATATAGAAATGGCACCTGCTGGAATAGGCAAAACTCTTTTTAATAATACAATTAGTATTAAAGACAACACAATTACAAACGAAGTAACTAATAGTGTAACACAATTTGCTACTACAGGAACAGGATACGTAAAATTTTCAGGTACTAGTGGATTAGTTATTCCACATGGTACTTCATTGGAAAGACCACCGTTTGTGAACAGTGAAACAGGAATGATGAGATTAAATACAGCAGAACAGCGTGTAGAAATATTTGACGGAACAAGTTGGGTATCAGTTGCAGGATCTGCTTCGGGTATTACAACAGCTGATGCAGAAGCTATTGCATTAGAATTGGTTTTAAGTTTAGGATAATAGTATGGCAACCTTTTTTAGAAGTAAAGTATTAAAAGATGTAGGAGTAGTTAAGACGCCAGGTATAGTGTGCGATGCTTCTACTCGTGCAACTATAATTGGAATAAGTCTTACTAATCTTACACAGTCAAATATTTTTGTTAACATGTTAGTTGCAGATGACACAAGTGTAGAAGGATTTTATTTAAAAGATGTATTAATTCCGCCGAACGCAAGTTTAAAACCTTTAGGCCCGGCAGAAAAAATAATTTTAGCACCAAGTAACTCAATATCATTTCAATCTAATGAAAATGATAGTTTAGACGTTGTATTAAGTTATGTGGATATTGTATAAGGAATAGTTATGGCAAATTATGTAGGAACAAGTCAAGATCATATAAATGGATCATTCCAAAATAGATTCTTTTATGGATTAAGAAGAACCGACGAAGGTGAACTATTTATTGGTAAGGTTGATCAACTAAAAAATGAAGATTCACTGACACTCAATAAACCAGGTGATCCAACAGCAAACTATCCAGACTTTACAGAAGGTCAAGATTTTTATGAGGGACGAGATGTAGACAAAGGACTTGTTTATGAAAATTTAAACTATGAACAATTTCGTTGGGACGATCGTAATATTGATTATTACATTAACTCAGAAGGTGAATTAGTAGCAAGAGTAGGACAAAATCATACATACGATGACGGTGCATCGTCAAGCGGATAGGATATTATAATGGCAGATTTTAGAATTGATAGAATTAGATTTCGTTGGAAAAATACGTGGGCAGGAACAACTACCTATATCAAAGATGATATAGTAATTTACCAAGGTAAGTCTTTTGTTTGTTTAATTGGGCATTCATCTGATGCAAGTTTTTATACTGACTTAAACGCAGCTTCACCTAAATGGGTATTAATGAATGACGGTTATGAATGGAAAAATAACTGGGCACCTAGCACTTATTATGATGTAGGCAATATTGTGCAATGGAAAGCATATGTTTATAGAGTACTAACCCCTCATACATCTGCTTCAACATATACACAAGGATTAACTGCTGATAATGCTAAATGGGAGATTGTTGCAAAAGGATCTAATTGGTTAAACACATGGAGCGTAAGTACAGATTACGATTTAGGCGATGTTGTTAGATATAACGGCTATGTATACATTGCCGATACTAAACATACTTCTGCCGCTACTGAAGCATTAGGATTAGAATCAAATCAAGGTGCATGGACACAAATAAGCAAATCAGATCACTGGAGTGGCGATTGGACAAGCTCTACAAGATATAAAGTTAGCGATGTTGTAAAATACGGCGGCATTGTTTATCGAGCTAATACAGGTCATACAAGTTCTACTTATTTAGACGGAGAATATAGTTATTGGGATATTGTAAACTCTGGTATTGAATACAAAGGCGAATGGACCACTAGCAATAGGTATAAACTAAACGATGTTATAAAATACGGAGCAAGTTTATGGAAAGCTAAGACTGAACACACGTCTAATGCAACATTGTTTACATTTGATCAAACTTCTGATCCAAGTACAACTAAATGGGACCTATGGCTACCAGGATTAGAATACGAAACAGTTTGGAATCAAAATACACAATATGCAAAAGGTGACATTGTACTATATGGTGGTTATGTTTATACAGCTTTAACAAATCATCAAGGCTCAGTACCAAGTATAAACGGAAAAATTCAAGATACTGGAAACTGGGAACTTTTAAAAGAAGGTTATAAACATTTAGGAGACTGGGGTGAAGATAGCTCAGGATATGATTATAATACCGGCGATGTAGTAAGACTAAACGGTTACTTATATATTTGTCTAAGTGATTCGCATGATGGTGCATCACCTGATGGTTCAGGTAAGTGGCAAGTACTTGTTACTGGTAGACATCACAGAGGTGAATGGGCAGACAACACACAATACGAAAAAATGGATGTTGTTCTGTTTGCTGGGTCAGCGTACCTTTGTTCTAAGCAACATATATCTTCAGCTTCAGGAGCAAGACCAGATTTAGATATTGAGTATATTAACGAAGAATTTTGGACTCTTTTAATTCAAGGTGAAGCTACAAACGTTTTAAGAGAACGAGGTGATTTAAGAACTCACAACTCACAAACTGATAGCTCAATGGCTGATGAAAGATTAGCTATTGGTCCTGCAGGACAAGTTTTAAAAGCAAACAATCCATTTAATCCAACATTAGATACTGGTGAAATAGCCGAATGGGGTAGCTTTGGTGCTACGCCAAAGATATTTTATGTATCTACTACAAGCGGATTAGATGTTGTAACTAATGGTATTACTGAAGCAGCGCCATTTAAGACTATTAAGTATGCTTGTGATTTTATTCAAGCAGACGTAAACAATAGAACTCCTGCATCTGTTTTCATTAAAACAGGTGCCTATGAAGAAATACTTCCTATTAGTGTACCAAAAGATACAGCATTAATAGGTGATGAATTAAGAAGTACATCAGTATTTCCAAAAGTAGGATATGAAGCTAATGATATGTTCCGTGTACGTAACGGTGGTGGCATTAGAAATATGTCGTTAAACGGCCTCGAAGGAACCTTAGGAGCAGCTAATTCATACGGAACAAGACGTCCTACAGGAGGAGCTTTTGTAAGTTTAGATCCAGGTACAGGACCAGGTGATACAAGTGTACATATTACAAGCAAGTCGCCATATGTACAAAATGTTTCAACATTTGGAACAGGATGTACAGGACTAAGAGTAGATGGTTCATTACACAACGCAGGTTATAGATCTGTAGTAGCTAACGACTTTACGCAAGTTTTAACAGATGGTATAGGTTATTGGTGTAGTTACAACGGAAGATCAGAACTAGTTTCTGTGTTTACATATTACTGTCATGTAGGATACTTAACTGAATTTGGTGGCAGGGTTAGAGCTACTAACGGTAACAACTCATACGGTGATTTTGGATCAGTTGCTGAAGGAGTTAACCCAAGTGAAACTGCAAAAACAGGAACAATTAATAATAGATCAACCCAAGCACAAGTAAGAGTTTTAGAAAATAACGGTGCAAATTTATTAGCGTTTGGATATTCAAATGCAGGAGAATCATATACTGGAACACCAGCAATTACATTAGGTGGTTCAGGATATGGTGCAAGTGTTGCATACGAAGAAATAAGAAAAAATGCAGTAAATCAAGTTAGAGTTACAGATCCAGGAGACTCTAGTACACCTGGTGGATTAAACTATACATTCATTTCTAACAATGCACAATGGGGTGATGCTACAACTATTCAATTATCAAATGCTGATACTACTGGCACATCAGAAGCATATGTAGGACAAAGAATAGTTATATTATCAGGTGCAGGCGATGGACAATATGGAAAAATAAGTTCTTATAACAGCGTGACTAAGTATGCAACAATTGAAAGAGAAAGCGACGGAAGTGCAGGATGGGAACATATATATCCTGGATATCCTATTGAAGCAGCATTAACAACAGCAACAAAATATGCTATTGAACCGCGTGTTGAAATTACAGAACCTTCCTTTGCATCGACTAGTTTAACAGTTCCTCATTTAATAGATTCTATTACTGCTAATGATACAAATTTTATTATAGCAAAAACAGATTTAATTTCTTATTCAAGTAACGGCGGCAGCTCATGGAATTCAGCTACAGGAGATACAACAGGTGTTTGGACTGAAGTAAAAGCATCAAGAAATACTAGCTATGTAATGGCACTACAAGGCACTACAGAAACAACTGTAGCATCGTTGTCACAAGATAACGGACAAACTTGGACTAATACTAATTTATCAAATGGCTCTACCTGGATAGACATTGCATTTAAGTCAGATCAATGGATTGCAATTTCAGGAGGTAGTGCTACAGAAACTTCTATCAGCACAGATCAAGGCAGTTCTTGGAGTGCAGGAACTACATTATCTGGACAAAATAAAAAAATTGCATACGGCAACGGTATATTTGTTATTTTACCTGAATCGGGTAATACATCATCAACATCAACTGATGGAACAACTTGGACAACAAGAACTCTACCAGTAACTTCAAACTGGCAAGATTTAAAATATGCTAATGGTAGATTTGTTGCTGTAGGAACAAGTGATGCAAAAATAATTTATAGTCTTGATGGTATAACTTGGTATGATGCTTATATAGGTACTATAAATCTAGGAGATAGTACAACAGGGTTATGGAGTAACCTTGCATATACTCAGGGGTTATGGATATGTATTAATAGTTTAGATAATACTATAATTACATCACAATCAGGAAGCGTTTGGACTTCTTTGCTAGATGATAGTACAATCAAAGCATTTGCAACAACCGGTGGATATACTGTAGTTGCAGGCGGACTTACTTCAAGCGGTAGTCCAATATTTATTGGATCAAAAGGAACAACAGATGCATGTAGTGTAAACTATGGAGCTAGACCGTTTATGAGAGCTGATATTTCTAATTCAAGAATTTCTGGATTTACAATATATGACGTAGGAAGTGCATATATGTCTACTCCTACAATAACAGTACACGATTATGCAAATACAATTGACGCAACTTATGAAGTAAGAATAGCATCGGGAGTATTAGGCCAACCGGTATTTTCAAACAGAGGACTAGATTATAATAAATCTTCTGCTACTATTTTAGGAAATGGGTATGCTGAGATTTTTCAAACAGGAAAACAGATTGTACTAGAAGGTGTAACAGGAGTGCCTACACCTGGCGAAAACTTTATTATATCTGGAATTAATGATATTATATATAAAGTTGTTAGTGTTGACAGTCAGACAGGTTCAGGACCATACGGCTTAACAATATCAATTGACCCAGTTATTGGTAATGCTGAATCACCAGTACACGGAACAACCTTTGAGCTTAGAGAAAATTATAGTCAAATTAGATTAACAGGACATGATTTTCTTGACATTGGTACTGGTAACTTTAGTGAAACAAATTATCCAATTTTATATAGAGATGGTTATGATTTTAGTGCAGGAGCAGAACCAAAACAATTTAATGAAGTCATTGAAGAAGGTGGCGGTAGAGTATTTTATACAGCAACAGACCAAGACGGAAACTTTAGAGCTGGTGAACAATTTTTAGTTGAACAGTCAACTGGTATTATTACACTAAACTCTAGCTTGTTTAACTTTTCAGGATTACAAAGTTTAACTTTAGGTGGAATTGTTATTGGCGGGACAGCAGTT